GCTGGATTATGACTACGACTCCGTTCCCTATTCGCCGGCAGAGAACAACAGGCTTACGCAGCTGCGTAATATCCAGACCTTCTTGCCGATCCTGGCCGAGGCTACCGTCGTCGATAAAGAGAAGCTCATTATTAAACTGGTGGACTTGCTTCAGATGCGCGACGTACTTCTGACGCCGGACGAACTCGAAAAGCAGAAGGCAGCAGCGCAGGCCCAGGCACAACCAGGTCCTACCCCTCCAGGTGGGATGGCACAGCCAATCCAAGGGACTCCAAACGAGGATACGATTAGCACCGGCGGTATGCCTCCAGGGGTCGAGCCTCCTCCGATGGCTCTCCCAGAGGGTGGCGCCGGTGTGACTTTACCTAACGCCCTACGCGGGCAATACTCGGGGTTCTAGATGCCGTTATACGATTTAGAATGTGAACCATGCCAGAGGTTTTTGGTTGATGTCTTCTTTACACTCAATGAAACCCCATCCTGTTCCTATTGCGATGCGCCTGCTCGTATCATTATCTCTCCCGTTCGTACTATTGGCCCTATGCCGTCAAAGCCCATGCGGCTTGAGCAGATCGGTCGTGAGTTCACCTCGAACTCTCAACTTCGGGAATATAAGCAAGCGCACCCCGAGGCCCAGTTTCTGGACAAAAATGATTCCGAATGGCGCGAGCATTACGACGACGTTCGCAACCGATGCGAAAACACTGCTTCCAAGGCGGGTTACGGAAGCTTTAAAGACTTTCAGAATGAGAAAAAGAAAATAAATGTAGCCAAACAAAGCGAAGCTAGTTTGACGCCACCCACATAATGCTGTAAAAATCATTACGGAGATCTCTATGGGTCCACACAAAGAAGACTGGGGCATGGGCGAAGACGAGGATTCCCGCACTCGTCCAGGCGAAAAAGACTACACTGGCCACGAGGGCGACGAGTCTAAAACGAAACCTGGAAAGAAGGACTATACCCAAGACGAGATGGCAGACTTCTTAGCCAAGGAGGCTCGTGACGGCCCTCATATGTTAGAACTCATAGAAGAGGAAGGCTGGGAGTTGGTTGAGAAAGACGGGCATGAAGAGGCCGAAGAGGTCAGTGAGGAAGAAGTTAAAGAGCAACTTGGGATGCGTCCTTCGAAAGCTCCTCACATTTCGGTTATTAGGCTGACTGCAGCCAAGAACGGTTTAAGAAAAGGCAATAAAGGCTGATGAGCGAGGAAGTACAAGCTACGGAAGGAGTCGCTGCGGCGGAAGCTAGCGTAGTTACTCCTGCGCCTGTGGACACGACTGTCACATCTCCGTCCCCAACGACTGAAGCCCCAGCGGCTTCTTCCCCTTCTCCCGAGCCCGTTGCCGAGGCAGCGCCAGCCGCGCCGGAAGAGCCCGTAGAACCAGAGTTTGACCTGGATTCTTGGAACGGAGAGATCGATACGCTTCCAGAGCTACATCGCAATGTAGGCACCCGCATCAATGATATGTGGAACAAGCGCTACACTACCAAAGAAGAAGAGATGGCCGAGCTGCATCGCCTCAACGATGCTCTTCTGCTAGGCGGCGATGACCCGCGCCTTAAGGAATACCAAGACAAGTTCACTGCCAGCGAAGGAAAGTATAGCGAGCTGGAAACTCAGTTCAAAGAGTACCAGGCTCATATCCAAGCTTCCGTTGAGCAGGACGCAAAAGATTACGCTTCTCGATTTAAAGAGAAGCACCAAGAGATTTTTGATGATAAAGAGAAATCAGCACAACTCGCAGGACTGATTGAAGCCGACTGGGATCCCGAGGTTGCCGTAAAACTTTTGAGTTACGGTGAGAAAGCCATGGAGATAGCGGCCAACGCGAAGCGAGACGGTGTTCCAGATAGTTATGCAATGCGGTTGGTAGAGGCTGCTATCGCTCCAAAGCGACAAGCAGAAACCAAAGTGCGCCCCGGCGCAAAGATTACCTCTGGTGCCACTGCGAGTTCTTTGCCGAATCAATCGGTGATGAGCTTGGAGGATGCTCCTTCCTTAGATGATAAACGCACAATAGCTGCCCGTAGGGCATTGAGGGTCGCGAGCGGCCGGAGGTAAAAAATGGCTATTAGTCCTGACGTATTGGCATCATGCTTAGTTGATTTGATGCCGTCTTATTCGGAACTGTTCACAACGTGGCATCCGATTCTTGAACGAGTTGTTCTGAAAGGGAACATGGACCGTAGCGTCCTGAAAGGTCCTTTTCGCGAGTTCGTCGTCGTAACCGGCGGACCTGGCCAAGTCACTCAGATCGTTAGCGGTTCTGAAGTTGTGGCTGGCGGACGAAACCAACGCGCGGTTCGAGGTGACACATTTGCACCTCGTTTGATTTACGCGTTCGATGTTCCTGGTAAGGATCTTGCTGAAGCAAACGGCGAGCTCGACCTGGCCCGAATCATCCAACATTATCCAGAGCTTGCTCTGTCGGACTTCCATGAGCGCATCGCTGCTCAGACAAGTTCAGGCACCGGCGCAGGCGTTGGCGGCTTTATGACGCTGAACGGAAATACCACGTACTCTCCCAACGGCACGGCTCGTCCTGGCGTTATTGAGTTCGCAGCTCCGAATGCTCAGACCAACACGGTCTTCAACTTGGCCAAACCTGCAACAGCAGGCTGGGTCAACCAGTTTGGTCTTATCCCGCCCGCAGGCTTTGCAGCCTCGAACGGCCGTAACACCATGCGAGAAGTGTACTACACCTGCTCACGGCAGATGAAGACACTCGGACCATTGGACCTGATGCTTGGCGACCAAGCTTCTTACCTCAACTACATCGACAGTTTGGACACGCAAGTTCGAATCACGTCCGATACGACAGCAGCAGGCGACCGTGCCCCGCACAACGTCCGTCGCGGCATCAAGTTCATGGACGCTGACTTCTACTTGGAAGACTCGATCGATATCACTGATGCAGTTTACGCTGGTAGCCCCGCTGCCAACGGTGTAATCTACTACCTCAACACGTCAACTTGGTTCAGCTACACTCTAGGACACGATGCAAGTCGTGAAACGAAAGGCGACTTTTCAGTTCGCGGACCTTTCCGTATTCCTGAGCAAGATCTGTTCCGTTACGAGATCGTTCTTAACATGGGCCTCAACACCAATCAGCTTCGTGCAAACGGCGCTGTTTGCGGTGCGGCAATCCCATAAACACCTTCAAGGAATAAGGAGACTATCATGTCAGGTGGACCTGGAACTGGAATGGGTATTGCCGTTACGACGGTAACCACAACTGCTCAAGCCCCATTGGGCTTTATTCACACCGAACCGGCGTCTTTAAGTCAAGGGCTAGCAGCCCAAGGTGAGAAGACCTGGATTTACGTCAAGGCCTCGGGATCGGCCTTAGCTGCCGGCTCCGTGTGTGCCCGGCAGGCGGGATCAGGTAACTACGGTGACCTGGTCGTGGGCCCTACGCCGAACGGCGTAGTGACGTGCGTTGCCGCGGATTCATCGACCCAAATCGTCGGTGTGGCTCAACATGCTATCCCTGATGGCGAGTTCGGCTTTATCCAACGCACTGGGATCGGAACGGTCTTGGTTGCGACCGGCGGATGCACTGCGGACACCGCGCTCCGGCCCGACGCCAACGCCGATGGACGCGATGTCGGCTTCATCGTCGACGTCAGTTTTGCCTGGGCCTTGGCTACGGTCGCGGCCGGCGCAGGCGCCACAGTTCGTGCAGTTATGAACTGCGAAGGCTAACAACAATCCTTCCTCGGGAGAGCGCGTCTACCACCCCTTACGAGGCGCACTCTCCCACTGGAAGACTAGGGAGGAATCATGACATTCATCGTAGGCCAACATAGAAAGTTTGTTCTCGCTGGACACGATACGCTCGACCCCACCAAAGTCACCGGCGCCGAGCAGATTCTTCCGCTTGGCTATCTGTGGACTTCGTTGCCTGGTATCGACGACAACGGAACTGGCGTAAACGGAAAGAACCAGGGCACCCGCACTTGGATTTATATCAAGGCTGACGGAGTCCTGGCTAACGGCCAAGTAGTGGCTCGCGTAACGGGCGATAAGGACTATGTCGGTGACGTCGCTGCTACCGGAACCGCAGCCCCTAATATTTTGGGCGTAGCCCAGTATACTATTGCCGCCGGAGAGTACGGATTTATCATGCGCGACGGCGTCGCTGAAGTAGCTCACGACGCGACTCTTGGCGCCGCGGCTAACGGAACGGTGGTGGTGGCCTCAGTTACAACCGCAGGCCGTGTAGATAACTTGGTGACTGCAGCAGGACCCACCACGGCCCAGGTCGAGCAGAGAGACTGCGTCGTCGGCACTACGCTCGTTGCAGGCAGCAACCTGTTTCGGATCCACTGCACGGGATAACCAGGAGGCGCTATGTCATCGCTAATAATGGGGCGACAGCGCCGAGGGAAGAACGAACTCTCCACTCTTGTTGACCCTGCAACTATTGTCGGGCCTGAGCAGATCTACCCTTTGGGGTATGAGGTCTATGTGTCTGCAGGAACTAACCCTGGAGATGGTTCGCAGACTTGGGTTTACGTCAAGAACACCATGGCCTCCGATATTGCAGCCTATCTTCCCGTGAGTGGAAACCCGACCCCTGATCCCATAGCCCCTTTTGAAGTGGCTACTGTGAATGCCCCGTACCCTATCTATATAGGGTACACCCAAGCCGTCATCCCTTCAGGAGAGTTCGGCTTTATTCTTAGGCGAGGAAAGGGAAAGTCACCATGGAAGGAACCGGAACTGGAGGCATAAACGCAAATCGGGGAATGCTATGTTATATCGGCGGAATCTGGGCCATTCAGAATATAATGGCAGTCTCGACAGATGTGGGCGTCCTTTGGTTGCTCGAGGACGTAACGGCGCCGGTCGCGGACTTTCAAGTCGAGGCGATGCTCAACCTCCAAGGGTAAAAGTAGGAAGGACCAGTGAACCTAAAGGATATCAGGGAAGCGGTCTTCAACCAGGCAGATTGGTCTCCACATAAAAGTACTGAAGCGAAGTCTCGGCTTAACCGATTCATCAACCGCGCTTACAATCTGATCTCTCTTGAGTCGCCCTTTCTCTTCTTTGAAGAGATCCTCAATATCACGACCGAGCCAGACGTTGTGCCTCCCTCGACTGACACTATTGAGTTCGTCGCAAACCCAGGCGGCATTTTAAGTCCTAGCTCTTGGATTCTTGAGCAGACCAACTTCGCGACAGCCGCCATTACTTGGCCTGCCGACCGTAGCTGGGACGGGCGCATGATCGAAATAAAGGATTCACATGGGAAATGGCACCGCAATGTCATCCGTACCATCTGGGTGGATATAGAGCGCCGCGGCCAGCCCGACCAAGGAATGGAGGTTACCCGAGCTGTGCTCTCTCTATGGTTTCCTTTTGATACTGACCCTATTTCAGCCCCGTTTAGCGGCATTGTTCCTACTCAGAAGGCAACTATCGGCCCAGGTCCGTTCGAGTATCGTATCTACACCAAAGAGTATCACCTCCCTGACGACCTCATTACGCTGAACTCAGCTCGCCTCTGGAAGACGAACAACTCGTGGCCGCTCGCTGTACTCGGCCAGAGAGACGCTGAGAAGCAAAACATCGTCGACACCCACACCGCCCTAGCCAAGGGCATTCCGCGCGTCATGTTTCGCGGAGCTCACTTCCAGTTGATGGCGCCGGCAGAGGCTCCGGCTGTCTCGCTAACCCAGGGCCAGGGCGAGGAACAATCCTATAACTGGGAAGGCCCAGAGCCTGCGGGTGAGTTCGAGTACCGAATCACTTACTGTTGGGGCGCCCGAGATCCCTTCTCGGCCATCAACCCGAGTCCTTTTCACGCTGTTGGCAAGTATCGAACCCCGTGGAGCGGCTTTCCTGATCAGGACATAGGAATGGGCAACCCCAACATAGGTGATGACCAAGGGCACGAGCAGTGGGGACCGCAGCGCTATCGTGAACCAAGATGGGAGTCGGCCCCATCGGAAGCTAGCGCCAGCATTACTACTAAAAATAAGACCCAAGGCGCCCTCCTTACCTTCGCTAACATAGAATACATGCTTGGCTTTTTTAACGCCTACCTGCCGACGCCAGGCCCCGGCATTGAGCCAGTGCGTAACTACAAGAGTGGATGGTATATCCGCATTTACCGACGTAGAAAGGCGGCTGACTTTGTGAACTACACAGCCACAGACAGGGGCGCCTACAATCTCCAGAGTCCTTCAGGAGCTTTGCTCTCTGAGCTTAAGTCTGTGTCGGTGGACGAGCCCTTTTACCTGCTAGCAGAGACGCATATCGACTCCACTAATAGCGGCGAGTTTTTAGACAACGGTTCCATCATCCCCGATAGGACGCGTCGCCTAAGAGACACGCACGGCTATCAGTCGATTCATCTCTACCCAGTGCCTAACGAGCGCTATGAGGTGCAGTTGCGCTGCGTAAGACGCCCGCTCGACCTCATTAACGATACGGACGTGCCCCTTATTCATGCAGAGGCGTGTGACGTTTTAATCGACAGGACGCTTCAACTGCTCTATGAAACAGAAGGCAATGTTGTTATGATGCGGTTCGCGAAGGATCGTTATGACAGAAACCTTAAAGACTTAGCAAAGCGCTACGGCGATTTGCGTTCCGCTGCCCAGCCTATGCTCAAGAGACTTTCCCGCGCCAGCCCAGGTTACCGATCTCAGATGCGTTATAGACAGTGGTGGACAACAGCAACAGACTAGGAGAAGTGACATGGCTGACGCAGAAGTAAAGATTGTGGCCGGGGGGATCTATGAGATGGAGCGCCCCGATGGTAGTACTGAACAAAGCATGTGCATTTGCACCCTACGCCAAGGCGACAGGGTTAGCGGATGGCTACAGCGCTTGGGATACGCGCGCGAGCTCGTGACCGAGGGCTCCGAGCTTATGGAGAGCATGAAGCTTGTGGGCACTGTAATCGAGCCCTTCGTAAAGCCTGCTCCTAAAAAGGCACCCGCTAAGAAGAAAATCACGCGGAAGAAATCCAAGAAGGAGTAGGGGCGCATGGCGGATCCCAAGACAAGAGTCACTCAGGGTCCGCTTATTATCCGAGCGGAATCAGGGAAGCTCTTTGCGCCGGATTCGATCGCCTCTCTCATCGAGAACTTCGTTGAGACCGAGGAGGGCACTCTGCGCTCCATCTCGGGGCCGACCTACGTTGTGCCTCCCTATGAGGGGGTCGAACCAGAGCCGCTCCATAGTTTCGATCATATCTTTGGGATTTTCCACGGCCGCCTAAAGACCGGCCAAAAAGATATCCTTTTAATGCACGCTGTAGGTCGCGCTACCCCGCTAGCTGCAAACACCAATAGCCTATGGATATTTGAAGGCTGGCGAAGGGCGTGGAGTCTGGTCTTTACCTTCTCTCACAACACTGACTATTTCGGGCCATCCACCCCTACTCAGTTTGAACTCACTCCCTTTGGGATCGTTGTTCTGCCTGCACACGATAGACGCGTCTTTATTTACGACGAGAACGGTTCGGTAGTCCCGTTTGGCTACTCGGACATACCAGGCTCCCCGGACATGGAAGGACCGATGCGCTCGCGCACGTTCATGTACAACGAAAGTGCGACATCCAATAGCTTCGCTATAGAAGGACTGCCGCGACAAATACGCCCTCCCAACCAGGGAAACAACAATGGGTTTCCTCTGTCCTACTCTCACGACGGAAATATCTGGAGCGAGTGGCGCAACGTTTGGACCGAGAATACGACTGCCTCCGCTCCCATTTTCCCCGATGGCACGCAGATGCATACGGCTTTCGGGCGCTGCCGGGTAGGTACTATCGAAACGCAGTCAGGGGTGGACGCACCGTCTTGGCTTTCGCCTAACCCTTTAGGATATGAGGAAGACGGAACCCCTTGGTTCCTCGACGATGCCACCATTGCCGCCGCCAAGCGACAGAATAAGACGAGTTCAGCAGCAGCGCTGGCCGCAGGCATTTCTCCAGGCCAACTCCTTGAGTGTGCCTATGAAGGGGCGACGCAGTGGATAGATCGCTACGGAAATCTATCGCCTATCTCCCCACGCACTGAGACGCTTATCTTTGAGCAGCAGACCACCGCTATTCCACGGGATTCGGTCGTCCCCATCTACGAGGCCGCCGGGGGGCAGCTTTCGCCAGGGGGTGGATACGGGAGTGGAGGTACGACTAACGACTACTACAAGAATGCTGTTGATAATGACTGGGACGCTAACTCCGTGTGTCCGCCAGACAAAATGCAGAAGCAGTTTCTGTGGCGCTCCATCGACCAGCACGAAGTAACCAACGGCGCGGTCCCGACAGCCACCAGCTCGACGGTAGGAAGGCTCCTGCTTCGCACGCGCGATCTTCTCAGTAGCGGAACAACCTCTTTGTTTATCGTTCCTCCGAACGCACAAGGCGGTGTCTTTAACTTTGCTACCATCCCAGATAATATTTCCACTCTCTACCCAGACAATACGCCTGACGCATGGCTGACGGTCTCTCCCGTTGAAGTCGACCCGATGATTTCCTTTAACTTGTGTCGCATGGCGCTCGGAAGAATGTGGTACGCCAACGCCGATGGAGACCCTGGCATTCTGCGCTGGTCTCTGCCTGGAAGGTTCGCGACGCTAGGCAAGGACGAGTTCGTCTACCCAGACCCCATGGGAGGACCTGTAACCGCCCTGTGGGCTGTCCCTGCAGGTCTGCTGGTCTTTACTGAGACCTCCACCTTCTTAGCTACGGACACGTCTGCAGCTACGGGGCTGTCCTACCAGACCTTAAGCACAACAGCAGGCTGCGTAGCAGCTAGCAGCGTAGCCACTATCCCTACAGGGGTTACCATTTGGCTGGGTCAAGATGGGTTCTATGCCTATGGGGGCGGGGAGATTACCTATTTTTCCGAGCCCATTCGCAAAGATCTCAGGCTTATAAATAAGGCGAGACAACTACAGGCAGTTGCAGCGGTTGACTCCCGTACCGGAGAGTACCGATGCTGGGTAGCGATGTCGGCGTCTCTAGTAAACGATATGTGTTGGGTTTATGATTACCGGGGAAATGCAACAGGCTGGCGCAGGCGCACCGACCTAGCGGTTCAGGCGGTTGCTGTTACGAGAGACCACCGGGCCTACATGGTCGCAGCAGGCACGCAAAACCAAGTTCCGCCAAGTGTATTAAACAACTTCCGGCCATACATTTTAGACCACTCTCATTCCGATCCCTCTGCAGTAGGGCTAAGGGAGGCGGATTGGTCCTTCGAAACTACCTGGCTCCTTAACGAGAACAGTTATGAAAAGCAGACTGCCGTTACTGTTTACTTCTGGATGAGAGAGACAACGTCCACAACGTTCCGGGTCCAGGTGTTCCGTGATTGGAGAAAGGTTCCGCTTGAACTTCATTCTGTCTCCACCTACTCTATTTCGGACCCTCCTCCATTTTGGGGGTCAGCGGTTCTCGGCTCCGATGGCACCACCTACCGCAACAGGCGGCCGTATTGGTCACGCGCTGAAATTTATGTTCCGAGCTGTGAGGTGTTTAAAATCCGAGCGTTTACAAATGACGCCATCCCTATTGAGTTTATAGGGCTTTCTTTTGACTTCATTCCGCACCCCTCGGGCGGAGCGAGGGTGCAGCCATGAGTTGGAAGTACCTTCCAAGAAGGCTAATAACCACGGGAGTGGTAGGCTTTCAGGACTTAAACCGAGGGTTTCTCTCCTTCGTAAACGAAGTCCAAGGGCGACTTAACGAGCACAACTGGAAGGAGGGAGCCGTCAGAGAGGAGGCCGTCCCTACCCCAGGCGCTGGAGATTTGAACTTTGTGTCTACAGATGTTCTAGATTTAGACGCTGCCTATGAATTCGAATCCACTAGAAACACTCTCACTGGAGCCTCTTACGCAGCAAATATCACATGGGGCGGATGGCGACAGGCACAGTGGAACTACCCGTTCGGATGGGCGGGGGCATGGCTGATCCCTAACACGCTCCAGTGGGACATTATTGGGTCAGAGACGAACCCGTTCATAACAAGCCTGCCAAGCGCTCCTGGGGATACGATCAATCCTTGCGAGCGCTCCTTTACCCTAACGGAAACGACGGTTGTTCTTATCGCTTTATCGCTACAGGGTTACCAGTCCTTTAATACCATGGGAGCTATGTCGCAGATACAAGGGGGGTGCAGCTTCGCCCTCGAGGTAAATGGAGCGGTGATTACCGAGTCTCTTTACGGGACCGCCGACTCATCGAACGACCCTGTCGCAATCGAGAACTTCGCCCCTTACCAGCCCATGGCTGAACGCATGCACGCCGCCCCCGCCTACGACCCTAACGGCGTTTACGGTTATAGCGTATGCGTGGAGACGGTCATGACGCTCCCTCCAGGACACGTCACCGTGCGCGGGTTGGTTAAGAAACTAACGACAGATGGCGGCGATGCTATCATCGGGAGCCGAGAACTGATAATCTTAAAGCTGATGAGGTAAAGCATGCCTGAGATTCTATTCACGCCCTTTCTTGAAGAAGAAGGCTTCACTGAAGCGAGCATAACGGACAGACTTGATCAGGCGAAAGCAGGCCTTAATAGCGTAGTCCAGCAAGCCTCTGAGCGCGGAGCTCTTAACGAGAACCACGGTGGAAGCTGTGTGGTCTTCATGGACACTATCGAACAGACAACCCCAAGCCTCCACCAAGCAACATGGGGAAACCTTTGGGAGCCAGTATACTGGAACCTTACAAACGGGAATGGCTCCGGAGACGGAAGGCAGTTGCCTCCCCCTGCAGACGGCTCGTGGGAGGCTATAGGGGGGGCCCCTTTGGAAATAAACTTCACGCCTATTCCTCTTTTAGCGGCCACCCCGGATGACCGATTTGGGGTATCCTGTATTTACGTTATGCTTAATGCAGAAGTTCGCTATGTTAACGGGGTTGACCACCAGGGAACTGTCAAGAATGTCGACTGCGGAGTAGCAATAACTGTTCAGTGGGAGGGT